CGTCGCGTAGTTCTGCTGTCCACTGCCGGTGAACTTGACGTTGCCGTTGACCGTGACGATGCGTCCGACCCGACATAGAGTGAGGCTGTTATTAGTATACGGCGGCTTCCATTGCTGGGTTACGGAATCCCACAAAGCCACCCTCGGCGTGAACAGGCGCACCGGCTTACCGACCGTGATGCCGTCAAGCGGGATACGCCACAACGGCATGTACGCGTCAACCGCGCCGGACAATATCTTCCCTGACGGAATGGTCGGGTCGGCGGCGGCAGTCGCATTCGGCGAACCCTTCAACACGACCAACTCCACCAGCTCATTACCGTTCTTGGGGTTACGATTGTAATGCGCGCAAATGATGTCATTGCGTTTCATGCCCTGCGACCCGTTGGAGATCGTCACCGATTCCGCCGACGTGATATGCCAGTCCAAGCCCTGTATCGACGCGCAGCCAGTACCGATCGTCGCCCTGTTGGACGAACTCATCGAACACTTGAACGCGTCGCCCCAGTCGAACACCACGTCGGACTTCGAGAACTTGGCCTGATGGATGATCGCCTTGTCCTCGCTTGAAATATGAGCCGTGCCGGCCTTGCCGTCAACCAGTTCGATGGTCACTGTCCAACCTCCTTCAACCATGCTTCAAACGAAGCGTCATCCTGCTGCATGAACGTCATGAACGACGCATTGCATTGGGAACACAATTCGTAAATGTCAGGTGCCACATCATCCGCGATGCGGGTCGCCTTGCCAGCCGAATAGCGGCGTACGGTGAACCATTCACGGGCCTCCGTATCGCCAGCGGCGACATAGGCGGTCTTGCCGCACTTGTCGCACACGTACTTCGAGTAACCGTCAGACTTCACTAGCCTATCCTTTCAAACGTGTAGAAATCCAAAGACGGCAACTGCCGCCAAGTCCCGCCGAAGTCAACGGAAGGGTCAACGCCCGTCGTGTTCATCACGACAGATCCGACCGGGAACACGGCCTTCCCGGAAGCGCCGCCGCCGACATGCGCGCTAATGACGCCATCCACGCTCACGATCGAGGAACCGTCCACCTTCACGCCGCCCAACACGTCCGTGGACGCCTTCGGCAGCGTGTAGGCGTTCGCGCCCCGTTCGACCGAAGCGAGCTTCGACCGTTCGGAATCGGTCATCATGCCCGACTTGGCACTGTCGGCCACGCTCTTGGCCGCATCGGCGACGTTCTTCGCATCCTCGGCGGTCTGATTCGCCTTGCCGATCTGCGCCGCGAAACCGGAAGCCGTCTTGTTCGCAGACTCGGCGACCTTCCTGACGGAATCCAAATCCTCGGAAGCGACCTCCGCGTTGATCGTGCCGCCTGAAATCGACAGGCCACGGCCAGCCGTCAAAGACACGCCACCGCCAGCCGAACCACCGGAAGACGAAGAACCGGAATAGTTCGCATTCGCCGACTGCACCGGCAGTCCGACCTCGAACGTCGAAGTCAAAATCCCGGAATCGATTTTCACGATCCGCTTCGTCACCACAGCGGTGACGTTGACGCCGGAAGACTGATCCGCCGCAACAATCTTGTCATCCACACGCAGACCATCGCCGACCTCATCGGACAATGTCACCTCGACCGAGCCACCGGTCTGCAATTCCTGCAGATGTTTCTTCGTTTCGGATTGCAGCGTGGACAAATCCGCGTTGGAATAGTCGTATGTGGCGCATACTTCATCGGCTCCAACGAGCGTCTGCGTCTGACTCACCACGCCGGTTGCATCCGCGAAATAATTAACCACCAGACGGTTCTTGAGCTCCTGCGAGCCAAGGCCGATAAGATGATTCACCGCGCGACGGTTGGTTTCGGCCTTGAAATCCACCAAGTCGGAATCGATCGTGTTCGCGACGGTCTGCACCGGCACGATACCAAGCAGGATCTTGTTGCCGGACGCTTTGAAATCAAGCCTGCGGCCACATGATGCAAGCAATGTTCGCAATCCGGTGTAGGCGTCCACATAACGTGGATTCTGGAACATCCAATTCGACAAAATGGAAGCATCGGAGGAATCGACAGTGAAAACCGTATCCAAGCCGATGCGCTTCAAAAGGTTTTTGAGGATGTCAGGCAGCTTGCCGGAGACTGTCAGGTAATCCTGATTCGCATCCGGCTGCAATATCTTCGCCGCCAACATGCCAGTCCACGATTGACCTATCCAGGTTGTCGTGGAAGTTCCTCCGGCGACGGACACGCGACGATCGACTATTCGGCCTCCAACATCACTTCCATCGAGCCAAAAATACCAGCCTTGTGAAATGTTCGGCGCGAGTACGTCATCGATGGTCAATTCGAAATCGTTTTCGTCCGTGCCGCAAGCCCAATCCAGCGTCACCCGCGATATGCTCGCATGTGGCGTCAGCTTGCCATCGGCGAGGATAACGTCAGCCAAGGCACACCTCCAGAAACGTCAAACATGGTCAAATCGAGGCCATAATTGCCGGAAACCGTCAACAGCGAATCTCCGGCCGGTATCGGCTCGAAAACATATGAGCCGCTTCCACTGCCGTTGCCGCGTACGCCCTTGTCGAAAACATCCGAAACGTCGCCGTTTTCGGCTGTCAACGTTATCGACTTCCGCAATCCAGTGGCCGACAGCGACACATGACCGCCTTCCGGCACTGTCACATCAACCGCATAGGTGTTGCCGCCAATCTGGAAAGACGGATTGACGCAAGGGCCGAAAATGACAGCAGTGAACTCAGCGGCCTTGCCGGTCGGATTATCCACCGTCAAGGCGATTTTCGACGGAGCCAAATCGGTCGGCAGATCCAGAGGAAGGTCAATCTGCGAGCCGGTGCCTGCCGTCATCGGAAAGAAATGCTGCACCGGCAGCGCGCGACGCCAGACGCCATCGCACAAGACGACCGTGTAGTCAGTCTGCGCATAGGCCGGCCAAGGCACCAGACCAAGCGATGAGCCGACGACATACGCCCTCTGGGACCATTCGCCATCGACGGTCAACATGCCTGGCGTAACGGCCTGCACGTCCGAATCGAAAGACGTCTGCACCATGTCCAATCTTGACGGATCCGTGGTGCGGACGGTCATTTTCGCCGTCGAAGCGTTTCTGCTCACCGATTTGATGCCGCGCGTGGCTAGCGTGTACGTCCATGCGTACCCTCGCATTTCCTGCAGGTCAGCCACCCACAGATCATCGGCGTTGAGGTCGATGACCGTGCCATCATGCGACGTGTATTTAAGCTCGCGCATATTTGCGGATCAACCTCCCCAAGTCGCGGTCGCTGACTGTCGAATCATCGGACGCGGCGCTGATAATCGCGCCAAGATCGTTGTGCAGGCTGGTTATCGCCGCCACCACGGAAGCGGTATCAACCTGTACGCTGACCTGATTGCCTGTCATCTGATTGGCTGTGGCAAACACTTCACGTGGAATCTTCCGCTCGTTCAGCAGGCGCATGGTATCGACGCCGTAATAGGCCGTTGCCGCAGCATTGTGCGTGTACTCGCCCGCGGCGAGACGAGCGTTGAGCAGATACACGCTGTCGCTCAAACCATTGCCGGGCGCCCACGCCGGATCCACGTAGCCGGAGAACATGCCACCTCCGGCGAACTGCTGGAAGGCGCCGTCAGTGAACATTCCACCGGTGTAGCCACCCACCTTCTTCGTCTTCTCCGTAACGGTGAAGCTCTTGTCCGCAATCTGATAATTCTGGATGCTCCGCAAGGTCGCGGAAGCATGGTCAGTGACCCTGACCGTGAAGTGCTTGTCGCCGATAGTCTCACGGTTCACGGAATCCACTTTGCTGGACGCCTTGTCGGAAGCGTTCAGCGTGGTCTTCTTGTTATTCAGACGCTTATTGTTTACCGCATTGATCTTGCTGGACGCATGGTCAGAAGCGGTAAGGACCATGTTCTTGTTGTTCAGCTTCATGCCGTTGACGGCATTGATTTTGCCGCTGGCCTTGTCCGTGGCATCGAGCTTCGCGGTGCCTTTGGCGTTGTTGACCGACCTGACATTGTCCTTCGCCTTGTCGGCCTTGCCGGACGCCTTGTCCGTCGCGTCAAGAGTGGCCTTGCCTTTGGACTTGCTTGCGGATTCGACGTTCTTCTCGGCATTCTTGGCCTTGCCGGACGCCTTATCGTCGGCATCGAGCTTCGCTGTGCCCTTAGCCTTATTGACCGAATCAACGTTTTTCTTCGCATTATCGGTCTTCGATTTGGCCTTGGAATCGTCAACATCAAGCTTCGCCTTGTTGTTGTCGGCGGTCTTCTTGATATTGTCGATGGAAGCCTTGATGCTATCGGAACTCAACCCCCAACGGTCTGCCAAGGCGTTAGCGGCCTGTTCGCTCATGCCCGAGGCTTCGGCCTGCCGGATGATCGCGTCACGAGCATCCTGGAGCACGCCGTTCGCACGCTCGATCTCACCGCTGCTAAAACCGGTGCTCTCGCCCTGCTTGAGAATCTTCTCCGCAGCGTTCTGGGCGCTGCTGGCGATGTCCTCCAAAGCCTGCTTGGTCTTGGTGCCCTGCTCTGAAAACCTGTCAAGCAGATTCCCGCTCTGGTCAAACACCACGCCATTATCCTTGCAGGTGTCGGACAGTTCGCCGATCTTCTGGTTCAGCTGGTCGACCGCCTGGTCTGCAGTCAGATTGCCCGACTCCAAACCAAACAACGCCTGAACCAGATCGTCGATTCCCTCGGACGCATCGGAAGCGGAATCAGCGAGATCCTTGTTCGCGCTGGCAGCTTCCTTCGCTGCCGATGCAGACTTGCCGTCAGCATCCACCGCGTTCTTGGCGGCCTTGCTTTTCTCATTGGCCTTCTTGGAAGCATCATCGTAGGCCTTTGATTCCTCTTTCAGGGCTTTCTTGATGGCGGCTGCCGCAGTTCCGCCAATGCCGGGCTTGTCGATTTCCTTGATCTGCTTGTTGACGCGCTTCAACGCGGCTTCGTTACCCATGGCGGCGCTGGTCATGTCGGTCAGGCTGATACCAGCCTTGTCAAGCCATGTGGTCAACTTGACACCGCCACTGCTCATATCCTGATAGGCTCCGGCGATGGTCTCGCTGATGTTGCTGCCGGATTCCAGGGCCGACTGCAATTGCTCGGCTGCTTCCTTGGCCTTCTGCTGGCGGCTAATGAAAGCCGATAACGCCACGCCGGCCACCGTCAGGGCGATGCCCCACGGGCCGCCAAGCAGGTTCATGACACTGCTGCCGACCGCCTTGAAACCAGCCGTTTTCAACTGAGCCTTGGAAGCGGACATGCCGAACGCCTCCATCTGCTCGGAAGCGCTCATCGAAGACCCCTTGAACAGGTCGAAAGCGGTCTGCGCGGATCCAAGCGCAGTCTTGACGCGTTGAATCGGATCGATGGCCAGACCGATGTTGTTAGCCATCGTGCTGGTGCTGCCGTTGAGATTGCCCGCGGCCTTGTGCACGGCTCCGAACACGCCGGCCAATGATGCCATGACCACGATGGTCTGCTGCGCTCCGGACGGCAAACCGGCGAACACGTCCACAAGCGTGTCCAGACCCTGCACCATCTTGCGCAAAGGCCCCTGAGCGCCCTCACCAACGGAAATCATCAATGACTCCATCGAACCACTCAGATTCTCCAGATCACCCTTGAGATTGTTGTTCTTCGCAGCCGCCTGCTCGGCGGCGTACCCGCTTTCGGATACGGCCTTCGTCCACTTGTTGACACCGGACTCGCCCGCCTCGTACAGGTAGTTCGCGGCCTTGATGGCATAACTGCCGAAGATGGTCGCGTTCGCCTGATTGCGCTGCTCGTCAGTCAGGTTCTTTTCGGCCTTCTGCAACTGTCCGGCGAAATTCGCCATGCCGACGAAATGGCCTTGAGCGTCATATGCGCTGATTCCCAGTTCCTTCATGGTGCTGGCCGCTTCGGCGGACGGAGCGGCCAGCTTCATCAGCATACTGTTCAACTGGGTGCCGGCCTCGGCGCCGATGGTACCGTTCTGTGCGAACAGCGCCAAAACGCCGGTGGTCTCCTGAATGTTCATCCCGAAACTGTTCGCCTGCGCGCCGCAATTGTTCAACGCCTCGCCGAAATCGGAGACATTGCCGACCGCCTTGCCTGCGCCAGCCGCCAAAGTATCGGCCACCTGAGAAGCCTGGGACCCCTTCAAATGGAACATGCTCAACGCGTTGGCCATGTATTCGGCGGCATCCCCAACGGCCATTCCATCGGACGCGGCCAGATTCAAAGCGCCGGACAAGCCGCCTGTGAGAATATCCGTGACGCTCATGCCGGCCTTGCCGAGATCGTTGATCGCATCAGCGGAATCCGAAGCGGAATAGACCGTGGAAGCGCCTGCTTCGATGGCGGCGGCACGCAGCTGGTCCATTTGGGCGCTGGTCGCGCCGGTGTTCGCCTGGACGGTGCTCATCTGCTGGTCGAAGTCTGCTGCCATCTTGACTGCGGCCACGCCGAAAGCAGCCACGGCCAAACCTGCTGCGGTCATGCCGCTGGCGATGAGCGCGGACTTGCGTCCGGTGTGTTCCATGCCGGATGCGACTGTTTTCGCAGTGCTTCCGGCGCGGGTCATCGCAGCCTCATAGGAGGCTGTGTCTGCCATCAACCGGATGACGATGTTCTTGTTCTCCGCCAAAGCATCCTCCAAAAATCAGGTCAAATGCGCCACCAAGGCGTTCGCGGCCGGATTGTCCTTGCCGTTGGCCTCTGTCCACCGTTTCATGGCCTGCTGCATGTGCGCAGTGGCCCAGCAGACGCTGGTTTCGGCATGCAATGTAAGTTCACCCTTCGGGTCTTGGCAGATCGAGCGAGGCAAACCGCACATGGGGCATAATGACCGTTCGTATTCAGCCAATGAACGCATCCAATTGCGTTCCGTCTCATCCCATTCGACCTCATCGCCCTCACTCGGGCGCCAGCCCATGAAACGCTTATAGCTGATGCCGAGCTGGCGGCAGATCTTAAGATCCTCGACTAGTTGCGGAGAACCTGCGAGGCGAGGTCGAATGCCGCTTTTGGGTCCGCTGCGGTGCCGTTCAGTTCGGCGATGGCCTGCCAGATCGGCGTGAACTGGCCATCGGTGAGTTCGTCGAACAGGCCACGCCACGCCTGCTCGGTCTTGTCCTCGTCGGCCACCGGCTTGCCGCCGATGGTCGCGGAATCAAGCATGAGCGGCAGTGCCGCAGCGGCGGTACCGAACATGTCGTTCGTGCCGTTGTCATTGCGATGCGCGGCCAATGCCTGCGCCCACTTGCTTACCGGCAATGCCCGCAACGTGAGCTTCAATGTCTCCGCATCCGCCTGTTCGCGCAGCTCTTCGATGCGCCGCGCGGTGGCCTTCGCCTGCCGGTTCGTCCCGGCCTCCGTGATTTGTTCGCGCGTGGCCTCCTCGGCCAGCGCATCACCCAATCGCGCAATGTCCTCGGCGACCTGCTGGTTGAGAATGACATCGACCTCCATGATACGCCTGGTGACCTTAAGCATAAAACATTCCTTTGCCTTGAAAAACCATGCTCCCCTTCTTCAAAAAGAAAATCCAGCACCGGAGAAAGGGGTGAAAGTCCGGTGCTGGAAGAATCAATCAGGCGACCTTCACGTTCTCCGCCCAGCCAGGAGCGCGGACGGAGAAATTGACCTTGCTGCGCAGCACACTGTTCGCGGCGATCGCCACCTTGGCACTCATGCCGATACGGACCGCATACACGTTCACCGTATCTCCGGCGACAAAAGTCGTATCCGTCTGCTTGCCATAGCGGCGCACGAAGTAGCCTTCCGTCCCCTCAGTCAACGTATCCATTGCAGCGTTTTGAGCGGAATGCAAAGTGTTCGTGTTGTCGATGACCTCGATGCTCGGGCCGCTGATCTTCTTGCGACCGGGATTCTCGTAATCCTGCGCGCTGTTCTCACGCTGGTCGGAAATGGAATCCTGCGACGGCGAGCACGACCAGCCGCCCAGGGTGACGTAGTTGCTCAGGTCGGTGCCGGCGCCGATCTCTGCAGCGGTCGGCTTCTGGATGTTCTTGACGGACGGCACCCAGATCGTGTTGACCAGACCGTCCGCCGGTGTGGAAGGAACTTCGGTTCCCAGAGTCAAAACCATGACTCCTCCTTAAATATTTGGGTCACATGCGTGACCAGTTGAATTTGAAAGTCAGAAGACGGCACTGGTAAAGCAGGCTCGTTTCCTCTGCGGTAAGCCCGGCCGCGTAAGCGCCGGAATCGGAGAACAGAGTCAGACAGCCGGTATCGAACCCCTGCGCGACGAACCGTTTGCCAGCAAGTCCTGGAATCATGAGGTCATCGGCCAGCACGTTGACGGAATCGGCCGTAGTGCTCACGATGCGCACCGTCAAAGTGCCGATGCCGCAATGCACATGCTGCGTTTCGCCGACAATGTGACCGTTGGTCGTGACCGTCTCAATCACCCACGGCGGCTTCTCCGTAGGCTTAGGCGCCGTCTGCCTGTACACGGCCCAGCCCGTCACCGGCTTCGGGATATGATCGAGAATCGTGGCGGTCAACGTCATGATCGACTTCATTCAGACCACCTCCACGGCGGCACGCGCCACGTATTCCGCAAGCTTCGGCAATTCTTCTTCACCATGCTCGTAGAACCGATGCGTCCCACCGCCCCTCGCGGTGCCGAAGAACGCGATGTTCGCGAGCGAACCCGCTCCGCCCTTGGTTGGGCCTATCTCGGCGGTGATACGCCCAGCACCCTCCGAAACGGTGTAGGTGATCGGGATACGCCTGAATGCGGCATTGCCGGAACCGTTCAGGTCGTCGCGAATCGAGTTCTTTACGTTCTGCGCGCCCTTCTTCACCGAAGCGGAGATCAAGGCGCGGCGAGCCACGCCCTTGGCGAGCAGCGCATCGCCGAAGGCCGTCAACTGCGAAACATCGAACAGTCCACTCATGAGTCCTCCTTCACGTTCCAACGGCAGGCGGTGGCGTGCGTCTTCTCGCTTTGAGGCGAGACGAGCCTGAGCCGCCTGCCGGCGAGCAGCGGATTAGCGGATTCCGTGACTTCCACCACGTCACCGGCGCGAAGGCCTGGAGTGCCATATGGAAAATGCACGTACAAAGACCAGACCAACGAGACGGCGCCCATGGCTTGTGCTGCGCTGCCTTCGGTCTGCTCGCTGGCGAGGCCGCCGCTGGTCTGCACCTTGCAGCTGCCTTCGTACACCTTCTCCTTGCCGGTGGTCGGCAGTCCCGTGGCCGAATCCGTTGTGGTGTCTCCGATGCGGGTGACGACGCACTGGTCGGTCATGAGGCTTTCGGCCATCTGGCGCAGTTTCGGCAGGGCTCTGATGAGAGGTGCCATGCTTGGCATGTCAACCTCCTCAGTAGTCGTAGGGGTAGTGCGGCAGCGGGATGACCACGGGTTCCGGAGCGATGACCGCCGTAGCGAGATCGCTGCTGACGCGTTTCAGCAGCATGTCCCATTCCTCGTCAAGGATGGAGATCTCGCCGCGACTGCGCGAGCTGTCGATGCTGGTCTGCATGTTACCGTCGTCGATCTGCAGCATGGTGCTGCTCACGCCCTCCGGGTTGAGCGCCTTGCGTGCGACGGCTGCGGATTCCACTTCGATGACGGTTTCCTGATATCTCGCGTCCGCGCACCATTCGTCCAGCACTGGGATGCGGTTGCGGATCATCATTTCGGCGCGGCGGAGCCATTTCCCAATCTGCCTGCCTTCGGTGCTGTCGGAGGCGATGTCGCGGCCGAGTTCAACTGCGACATCGTCGATTTGCGCCCAGGTCATGGAATCACTTCGCGATGATACCGGCGTTGCGCAGGCTGGCCAGCAAAGCGTTGATGGTGGCCATCTCCTGACCTGTGGTGGCGTCACTCACCGCAGCAGCCTGCTTGGCGGGCATGCCGGACAGCACCGTATCGAGCGGCTTAGCTGCGCCGCCCGGCTGCGGCACATACACCGCGCTTGCCGGGATCATGTTCTCGTGACGTCCGTTCGTGGTCTCCTTCATCATTCACCATCCTTCTCACTGGTCTTCTTCTTCGACTTCGCGGCGTCGGCGACCGTACTCGGTTCGTCGGCCTGCACCTCGGCCACCGTGTAGCCGTGACGTTGGAAATAGTCGGACGGATCCACGTCGGTCTCACCGACGCCACCGACGAAGGTCACGCCTGCGGTGACGCCGTTGTACTCATTATTCGGAGCTTCGATTCGCCACATCATGATCACCTGACCTTGATCTTACGAAGCACGGCCGCAGCCTTGGTGGCCTTCAATGCGACGCCGACCGGACCAAGCTCGACCTCGCCGCGATGCACTGCGCCCGGCTGGGTGAAGTCAGGCAGCCAGGTCTTCACGAGGGTGCCGTCGGTGGTGGTGATGCCGCAGAAGCCGTCCAAGCCAACGCGGTACGCGTACAGGCTGGTGGTGCCGTCTGTGGCGATGGGGATGATCGGATCGTTGCTGCCGGCCTTCTCGCCGGCGTCGGCGAAGAGGATGCCGCCATAGGATTCGCGGCTGATCGGACGGCCGTTCGCGTTGGCGAGACCATCGATCGGTTCGCGCACGTACATGCTGGTGCGGCGCACCATGGCACGGACGCGGGCAAGGGCCTTCTTGTTGCCGACCACGATGGTCGGCGTGCCGTCAAGCAGGTCAAGGAACTCGTCGAGCGTGTCGATGGCCTTGTTGCCCTTCTCTCCTTCGAGGTCGGTCCAGTCGTAGGTGCCGGAGGTGGGCTTCATCTCGGTGCTTGAGCCGGTGAGCGCCTTGTCCAGGCCGTCGAATGCCTTATCGTTCACGCCAACGTCGCCGTTGATCACGGTATCCTGGAACAGGGTTATCGCGGCCTTCACCTTTTCATTGATGTTGCGTGTCACCTCGTCGGATCCCTTCGGGCCGATGTTCGCGAGGATTCGGTCGATCTCAAAGGCGCCGCCGAGCACGGCGAGTGTGGTGCTGTACTTCTTGGTCGTGGTGGTGCTCGGCGAGTATTCCGTGTTGATGGCGCGGAATTCGGCGGTGGGCTGGGTCTCCTGTCGACGGTAGGAGTAGTCGAGCGTCGCGCCGCCTCCTGCAGGGTTCACGGCATCATCGAAGATGAGGGAATCGAGGATGACGCTGGACTTTCGAAATTCGTCGATGACGAAGGGGTCGTAGTCTTCGAGGGCGTTGTTCTTCGCCTCTGCGAGAGTGACAGCCATAAGGTTGTCTCCTTCCTAAGGAATCGGTTACTTGTAATATGCGGAAATGGCTTCGGAGAGACTGTGCGGCTTCGGGTCGCCGCCCTTGCCCTGACTCGGGTCGGGCTTGACGTTCGGCTTGTTCTGCACGTTGACGAGCTTCAGCAGGTTGTCCGCGTCGGCTTCCAGCTCCTCGCGAGTGGATCCCTGCAGACGTTCCGCCAAGACCTTCGGTAATTGCTTGTCGACGGCGACCTCGTATCGCAGTGCCTTCGCGGCATTGCCGTTGTTGGACTTCTCTAGGCTGGCGATCCTCTCGCTGGCCTTTTCCGCGTCGGTCTTGTCGCGATCCTCGAACTCTTTGATTCTGGCGTTCGCGGCGGCGAGCTGTTCGCGCAGCGACTTGTTGGCCCTGCGCTCGTTCTTGAGCGCGGTCATGCCGTGTTCGCCGAGCTTCTCGTCGCCTTCGCCGCCGGTATTCGCCTGTGGGTCGGATTGCGGCGGCTCCGTCTGCGGCGGCTCTCCGCCGCCCGGTTCGGCACCGGTCTCGATGGTGCGGATGCGGATGAGATTCCACCATTTCCTATGCATTGTGTTTTCTCCTTGTGGTTTCCTTGGCCGTCACATCGCGTGCCGGCGCCGGCACCATCGCGATGCCGGTGAAAAATTCGATTTCGGCTAGAGGATCCAGCCGTACTTGTAGAGCATGCTCAAGGCCTTCTCATGATCGTCGCCGCAGCGTGCGTAAATGGTCTCTGGCATGAGACGCGGCCTGTCGACCTTTGTGTACCGTCCGCCGTTCTTGATGAATTCCTTGGCGTATCCGGAGTCGATCATGCGTGATGCGGCGAGTCCGTGGCGCGTGGTGCCCTCGGTCGTGTACTTGATGTTCCGCCCGTCGATCTGGGCGGTGCGGATGCCGCGTTGGGCGTTAACCAGCTGGTTGAGGTCGGCTCCGTCCGCGTAGGCTCGGGCGTTGGCCCTTCCGCCAAGGACTTTGGCGAGCTGGCCTTCGTCCAGTGAATCAAGGTATTCGCTTGGACTGGTGCATGCGTTTGCCGGTGCTTTCGGGCCGGTGTAGACGGCGATGCAGTCGCAGTGCGGATGCCTTTCGAAAGGCGTCTTGCCGCATGGCTGTCCGGCGAGGATGACGCATCTTCCGCAGCTCGGCGGTGTCAGGCCGCGCACGTAGGTGGATTGGTAGCAGATGCCGCGAGCGGTCATGCTTGTGGCCGACCGGTGAGTGTCCGCCAGCATGGTGCGCGTCCTGAGCACCAGGGTCACGCCTATGCGGTCCATGGCCACGTCCACCGGGGCGCCGTTGGATACGGCCTGCTTGCCGATGGTGATCGCCGTCCACATCGTGTCCACGGTATCCATGCCGTTGCCGTTCACGCCGACCCACTGCCATGGGTCCGGCTTGTATTCCGGGTGTGCTGCGTTCACGTCGAAGCGTTCCATGATTTTCGGCGTCGATGCGATCGCGTCGGAGGCGGTGTGGTATTGCGCCGTGTCCAATGCGCGGAAAAGTTCGGGCATCACGTCCGCGAAGGCGATGTCGAAGTCTGGTTGCGCGTGCTTATGCCACAGTCTGAGCACCGTCGCGGCCAGCCGGTTGCTTCGACTGCGCAGCAGACGGTTCTGAGCCGTCGCCTCCTGCGGAAGCGTCTGCCCCGCCATCGTCGCCGCCATAGTCCACGTCCTTCATGAATTGGCCATAGGATTCGCTGATCTGCTTGGCGAAGTACTCGCGCTCCTTGTCCTTGCGGGCCTCGCTCCAGCCAAGCTCGTCCCATGCCCCCTCGCGGGAAAGGATGCCGGACGCCATGAGCTTCGTGATCGCATCAGCACGCTGAGCGTAGGTCGGCGTGTTCGGATCCTCCCAGTCGCAGCGCACCAGGTTCGCGTTAATGTCGTCGCTGGTGGCGAGCTTGTGCGCCACGGCCATGACCTGCGACCACGCATCGCCGTCAACGGCGTTCTTCAGCTCGACGTTCTTCACCAGTCTCAGCTCGTCGGCGCGGATGGCTCCCTCGGCTGCCGGATTGGCGGTGTTCATTCCGAAATAACGCATCGGAAGACCGGTGATGGCGCTCATCTGCTCGCTCAGCAGGTCGATGACCGTCTTGAAGTTCGACAGGTCGGATGCCGTGAACTGGCCGAATTTCGCGTTCGCGTTCTTGGAGGTGAGCATCGAGTTGAAATAGGTCTTTATCGCCGATGCCGGCTGTCCGGTCTTCGCGTCGATGAAGTCGTTGTGCGTGACGCCGATCGCCCATTTGCCTGGCACCGCGTGAGTTTCCATGGCGATCTGCAGGTCGAGGATGGCGCGTGCGGCCATGTCTGTCGGCCGCACCACGTCGGCCATCTCGCTCTCGCCAAGGAAGTCGCCGGCGCGCGGACGGTTGAGGAACTGCACAACAGGGACGACGCCGAGGTGGTGGTCGTCGCGGCCGGTCATGACCCACTTGCCGTGCTGTTTCTCCAGCCAGAGCGTGTATTCGGGCGTGTACAGTGTCGCGTAGTCCGGCGTCCCGTTCTCCCAAGGGTCGAAATAGACGCGGAGCGCTGATTCGACGGTTCTCGTGCGCGGGTCGATGCGCGCGATCATGTTCCTGGATGATTCGACGGTGATCAGTGGATGCCGTCTGTCCTTCGGGTTAGCGCCGATGCATACGAAGCCGTGGCCCTGCACGCGCGTCTCCGTGTGCAAAAGCACCTGCTGCGATTCCATGTTGTTGTATTCCCAAAGATCGCGCAGCTCGTTTGACACCTTGTCGTCATTCGGCACGGAGAAGGATTTGACCTGCTGGCGCTGCACGACGCTATCGACCACGATGCGCGGCCAATTCAGCGGAAAAACGAACGAACGGAGTTCGGCCGGCACGGCGATGCCGATGCTCTGGATGACCTGCCGTCCGCGATAATAATCATCCCACTGCCTATGAGGCTTGCGCAGTCGTGCAAGCCGGTAGGTGAGGCTCCTGATGAGCTTCGCGTCATCGTCGGAAAGCCTCGATGCCTGTATCAGCTCCACAACAGCCTCCTTACCAGCCGTACACCATGACCGGTGAGCCGCCTGCGCTCCAGCCGAGCGCCCTCATGTCGGACGCCGCCTCGTGTGCGAGGATGTCGGCCATGGTTATGTCGATCTTCTGATTCTCGCTCGGCTTGCCGAGCACGTACTTGTCGCCTGGCTTGGCGACCTTACGCGCCGCCATCATATGCAACCGAGCCATGCGATCGTTGGAATGCGTCGTGGAATGGTCGGCGGTATCCTCCATGAAACGGGTGAGCGCGTCGAACATGCGCCCGATGCGATTGGTCGGCCAAGGCACCACGATGTCCTCGCCGAAGCGGCATGCCCACTCGTCCACCTGCGACTCCCACGGATGCGGATCGCAGTAGAAGCGCTGCACCTTGTACCTGTCGAACATTTCTGACACGCAGGCGTCGACCTCGCTTCGCGGTATGCGCCCCTCCCATTCAACCGGATTCCAATACGCCGGACGATTTGACGGCCCGTATGTCGGCGTCCAACGCCAGCCATCCACGGTCTCCGCACGCAATGCCGTCCAGTCACCGGATTGCGAGCCATCGAAGCCGAGACAAATCTCAGCCCCCGGCTCGGGTGGCTGACGGTCAACCATCGTGCCATCGTAAAGCGGCTCAGGCATGTACGAGCCCAAGCCCTGCACGATCTCACAACCGTAGAAACGTCGGGCCTGCGCCGGATCACGGGCCATAAGCTCGGTCGCGGTCGCTTCGACCTGATCGAGCGGCACCCACGGCGAACCGGAATAGACGAATTCGAGAATCTTCCGCCTATCCTGCGGATCCGCGAAATCCAATGAGGGGTCATGCTTCGGGAAGAACTTCATGATGTCCGACGCCGTGCTCTCGTAGGTCATCTGGCCAAAGCTGGCGTCCATCGGATCCCACGGATTCGTCAGCTCAAGCATTCTTCCATCCATGGCCATAGCGCCACGCATCACCGTGTCACCAACCTCGAACATGCCGCTACGACGAGTCCAGATGCCAGATTCGTCGCCGAGGACGAAGTTCACCGGATTACCAAGCTTCGAGTGCGCCGAAGCCGTCACAGGGTCGATGCGACCGCCGTTCGGAAGGCGGATGAAGCCTTCACGGACTTTCATCAGGTCGGACAGGTGGCCATTGCGCACCATTGACTGCAAAGGACGGTAGACGTTCGCCGTCTGCTCTTCGGAAGTGGCGAGCAGCTGAATCAAAGCGGTGCGACGCGGCATGCCCATCGGCTCACCCGGAGAATACTCATACTCGAAACCGCATGAGCAACCCCAGTCGGAGCAGTTGAACGTCTCGCCGCCTTTGGCCAATCCGCAGAACACGCAAGGCCCAACACCCTCAAAAGCAGCGACTGCCGCGCCGAAAGGCGACTTGCCCAGCTTCTGACCGCCGACGATCTGACCTCGACGCCACTTGAACGCCGCAGCCTGACGAGGCCGAGCCGGATCATACACCGCATCAGGCTTCACCCGATAAAAATCGATGGCGTTATCCAACTGCCAGCCGACAAGCTCAAACGGCTTGCCCAGATCATAGCCATTAGGCACAACACAGTGCGCGGCAATCCAATCGGCAAAAAGGAAACCAAGGGACTTCGGAACAACCGGCGTTTTCTGCTCGCTCATTCCGCATCCTCTTTCTGATTCTCAAGCCACCGCTGCTTCGCGCTTTTGAACGGGATGATCTTGTCGGAAGATTCTGCCGAGCGTTTCGGCTTCGGCTCGTCATCGACAATCGCCCAACCATTCAAACGAAGGCCTTGTGGCGTCAAGCCGATGGTGTCGGCATACCGTGCAAGCGCCGTACGGTCAGCAGCCTTCGCCTCCGAAGACTCGCAAAGCACGAACTGCCTCACGTACAGGGCAATCGTCGTGAACATGTATCCATAACGCGGCATATGCCATGCGATAGCCTGCGGCAGACGCCACAAGTCACGCCACAATTCACGCTCACGCCGATTCCACGCCTCCGTGGCCTTCTCGTCACGCTCCTTATGGAAACCGTCATCATCCTTCCAAGTGTCCCAAATCGTCCACTCGGACAGTGGAAAAGCCTTCGGTCGGTAACGGTATCCGCGAGCCGAAAGCGGAAGAATATCAGCGCCAAGACCACGCGCGTCCGACCGGGCGCTAGACGGATCCGGCATTGGACCGGAGCGTGTGCGTGCGCCGCCATGCGTAGCCATGCGACCTCCAATCCTCGAACCGGAAAAATTACTGTCTCGGACAGTCCGTCAAATCTTGAACTATCCGCGAACTTGCGAGTCCCCTCACCGGCGGTCTTGGCCTTGCCGTTCGGGGTACCCCCCTAGGGGTGTTGGCAGGTTGGTTGATTGTATTTTTTCCTGTTTTGGCGTGTGTTTTGTTGTTTTTGTTGTGTGTGCTTGTCTGGCTTGTCTGCTTGCGTTTGATTCGTTTGTGTCGTGTCGTGTTTGCGTTTGTGGTTTGCCTGTTGGTTGCGACTGTGGTTGCTGCAGTGGCTTGGCTTGGTGTCGTGTCCAGTGTTCGGCGCTTGCGGTTGCTTTGTGCTGTCCGTCTTTCCTGTTGCAGTGTCTGTGTTCCGGGCCTGTCCAGCTTTGTCTGTTGTCTGTGTGGCCGAGGTCCCATTGGTCCGCGGCCGTGACTGGCTGTCCGCATTTGGCGCAGATGTGTGTTTCGCCTGTGGCTAGTCGTGCCTCCCATGCCCTGCGGAGGTGGCGGTGTGCCGCGTCGTATCCTCTTGCTGTTGAGCTGCCACGCTGCCGCTCGTATGCGTGTGTGTGGATGGCACAGAAGCGTGTGCCTTGTTTGACGAGTTGTGGGCAGTTGTGCCAGGCGCATCGACGAAGACTCACGGCAGACGCCTCCAGCCTCTGAGGTGGTGGGAGTGTCCGGCATGTCCAGGGTACGTCTCCCGCGAAGGTCCCCTGACTGGCCACCCCCGATTCATGGGCTACCGACACGACGGGTGTCGCCGCCATGGTCGGCGTCCTGCGGCGTGCCGGCCCCAAGGGTTGCTAGTGGCTCCATGCCGGACAGAGATGAATTATAGCGAATGCAGCTGGATATGAATAATGGTCCAACCATTTTCTGGCTGGACCATTTCATTTTACAAACATACGACAGTATAGCATTTTAATTGTGACAGTCAAGCATGGCGGTTATTTCTCCGAGGTTGAACACGTACTCTCCTTTGTGTTTTGTCGGCGTGGCGTGGAGTTTGCCTCTGGTGAGCCATTGGCGGATCTGGCCGCTGGTGCAGTGGATGTCCATTTTGGCGAGGTAGCGTGCGACTTCGATTGGTTTTCCGGTGTATTCGAGTTGCCAGAGTTTGTTGTCGCGTTCGGCTTTGATGGCTTGGACTCCGCCTTGCCATTTGCAGTCTGGGCATGTCCATGTTTCGGCTTGTGGCGTGCTGGTGGCTTGGTGGCCGCATTTTGGGCAGGTGCCGATGATGACCATGGCCTCTTCTGGTGTGAGGGCTTGTTCGTTGCGTCTGGCGATGTGTTGCAGGGCGGCGTAGTCGTCTGCTGCGGTGCTCATCGTCAATATGGTGTGTTTGTTGCTGATGATGGCATACCATGCTTTCCGCCAGTCGTATGCGGCGTATGCGGCGCGTATTTTTCCTGCTTGTTCGGCGAGCCATGCTTCCGATTCGCTGATGAGGGTTTGCGCGTGGACGTCGATGGGCAGTGGCGTGTTGCCTTTGTTTGGCGTGTGGCCTGTGGGGCCGATGTGTGCTTGGCGGAGCATGATGCTTCGCAGGGCGGGCAGTTGGACGTGTCCGAGCTGGTAAATCATGGCCCAGTAGTCCGTGCAGCAGTTTGCGCAGAGCATGTTCGCGGACGCCGTTTTTGCGGGCTTATGGCAGTGCTGGCAGTCGGTCAAAGTCTGGCCTCCTTGTCGTACTGGTGGATTATCGCTGCGACTTCGGCTTTCGGGACTTGTGGCACGAGTGGCGCGATCTCGTCGAGTGCATAGCCGGCCTGATGCCATTTGATGATCATGTTTTCGAGGATTTTCTTCATTTGCTTTTCCTTGGTTCGATGGTCTTAATAATTCGCTGCGAAGTATCGCAGGTTACGCGCACCTCGTACGGCCTGTGGCTGGAGTCTGCACGCTCCTGCGCCACATCCGATGCCTCTTGGAGCGTTTCGTACACTCGGCATGTGTACCGCCTCATATCACCCTTCGGCCGGACGATGTAGCCGTCCCAGATGCTTGTGTCCAACGTGCCCATGACGCTCACCGGTATTCCTCCACTGTGTCGCAGCCGATGGTCGTGCCATGATTTGTCAGGCAGACCCATGTCACGTCGCCGGTCCTGACCGTCTCCATGCCGTAATCGGGATGCGTTTCCACACGCAAAGACGCGTAGATGCCTAATCCAGACAAAAGGGCTATTGCGATGACACCCGCGATCGCGACAATCAGAGCTTTATCAAACTCGCCCAATCCGTCCATCATTCACCTTCCTTTTCGATTTTGACGGTCTCTTTGTATGGGTTTTCGCTCGTATATTGCGGGAAGTCGCATTCCTGGTCTTTCCATCCTGCGGCGTAGCCTTCCCTCCATGCTTTGGCTAGTTCTTCGCGCGTGGGATGGGTGGTGGTTCTGCTGTTCATTTCGCGTTTTCCTCCTTGTTGAGTCGTTTCGCCATCTGGCAGGCTCGTTGGTCTGGTGTGGCGGTTTCCTTGTCGCGTCCGAGCGCTTGCAGCACGTGTTCGCACTGCCATGTGTGTCTGTGTGGTTTCGATGGTGGGATGCCGCTCATGTTGGCGCGGCGTTGGCACCAGCCTTTCCACAGGCGCGTCCAATCACCGATGGCGCGTGTTTCGTCTTGGTGGCGGCCTGCGAATGCGAGCCATGCTGATTCGAGATCGAGATTCGGATATTCCACAGCCAGCGCCCTGTCCGTTTCGCCGCACTCCCGCGAATCACCGAAATCCTTCACGCCGGTTTCTTTGGAGAAAGAAGAAGAATATTCTTCTTTCTCTTTCTTTTCGGGTACGGGTACGGGAACGGGGCATGAGTTTGCCATCGACTTGCCATCGGTTTGCCATGCGTTTGCCATAGGTTTGCTATGGCATTTGCCATCGGTTTTGCCATTTTTGCCATTCTCAGGCTTGCCCCATCGACGGTTGGCTCCACGTTTTCCTGCCTCGCTACGCTTCTTGCGCAGAGCGTCCACTTCCTCACCGTCAGGCTGGTAGTCGCTCCAATCGTGGAACTGGTAGCCGTCCTTCTGCTCGTCGTAGGCCCATAATCCCGCGTCGCACAACTCTCGCACTGAATCGTCGGAGCCACGGAACATCGGCACCATGCGAGCCGGAACGAACCCGCCAGTCAGCTGTTGCGCCGACCATGAGCCTGAACGGAGCCACAATGCGGTGGCCCCGTCCGACAGCATGGCGGTCTTCGGATTCGAGTAGAAGGAATCATCCACCTTGAACCACATCTAACCTGTTCCCTTTCCTTGAATTGCAGGAGCGGCACATGGTTTGAAGATTCTCCATGGTGTCCTCGCCGCCAAGACTCCACGGAATGATGTGGTCCAAGCTCAGGTGGTCAGTTGCTCCACATTCGACGCAACGGTAATGGTCACGCTCGTATACCGCCTTGCGTAGCTTCTTGCTTATCGGCTCCCTTGACCGTGGGTCGAAGCGTCTGAAGCTCTTGATGTGGTAGACGGGTTCTCGAAGACGAACCTTGTCTGTCTTCGTCAGGAAACCCGCGTCGATAATCGCCTGTAATTCATCGTCTTCGCCATCGAGAACGTACCGGATGACAGTGTATGGAATATCACCGTAGCTCCTGTTGTCGGAACACCAGGAAATCATCATCACGTAGAGGCCAATTGATGCCGGACTCTTTCTCATGAGTTCCAACATTGTTTCGTCTCGATACCATGAGACCGGAATCTGGAAATAGCCCATTTCATTCAATCTCCTCTTGTGATGCCGTTGTATTCCATCCAGATTGCTTCCTGACGTGGCGTGGTGCAGGGCAGGTCGGTGTAGTTGGTGTTCTTCCAGCCGCTTCCCACGTGTGGTTTCGCCATCGCGTCCAGGGCTTCGGCGATTTCCACGATGTCGGGTGCCGGGTCGAGCGTCACCATGCCAAGCCATCCATGACCGCCTGCTGAGCGGACACCAGGCGGTATCCGCAGTACGGGCAGGTGACGTAATATGCGCCGACGGTCTCGCCGCAGTGGGCGCATTCCACGTATCTGATCGTATTGCTCATTCGTTTGCCGCCTTCCGTGCGATTTCGAGCATTTCCCGAGCGTCCCTGATGTAATTGGCGCGCATCTCCGGCTCGGACAGAGTCCAGAAGCAGTCCTCACTTGGCATGACGTCTTCCCAGGCTGGTGCCATGTCCCACCACATCAGTTTTCTCGCCACGGCCTCGACCTCGGCGTCAGCCGGTGGCGCGTTGCGGCCACGCAGGTACGCTTCCTGCAAATCGTCCATGTCGCAGGAAAACTGTTCCTTGACACGCGTTCCACTCCAGTAGCGGGTCGGATACGCCTTCTCAGCTTCATCGTCCGCGATGCTCAATTTGTCCTCTTTCCGTTCGCCTTGACCATTGCCCAGAGGATTTCGCTTGCCGGACGCCGACGGTATGACAGGTCGTTGTATGACTGCACGTGGCCGAGAATCAGTTTCGAGCCGGTCGAATCGGGGGTAAGGATCGCGTTCACGCGCTCCGGCACCATCTTCTGCCATACGATCTCGTCGCACAGTTCCTTCGTGCAGACCAGATAGTTCTGGTCGCCGTAGAAAGTCAGGCCGTTGCCGCTCGTGAAGTCAGCCATGCATGACTTGACCTCGTAGAACTCGAAGCAGCCTTTTTCAACGCTTGCGGGCACCGGTTCGCCGTTGATGTTCCAAGGTTTGAAGCCAACGTAATCCACTCGCCGCTCGTCAGGCGTGTTCCGGTCGAAATTGACCTCACTCGCCCAAAAAGCGGTCTGATTCTTCAACCTCTTCTCGACCAGCTTGGACAGCATGGCGGTAGTTTCAGTCCTGCTCATTTTGCGTCCTCGCTTTCCATGAATGGGTCATCGGCTTGCATGCGTTTGGATTGCCTTGCCGTCTTGCGTGCGATCCATTCATTTAACTGCTCGTCGGTGATGCCGTACATTTCCTTGAGCAGGTACAGGCAGATGATCACGTCGGCCATTTCCTCCGCAAGATTGTCGGTAGCACCGGGCTTGCCTCGAAGACGCTTGCTGACGGCTTGGATGAGTTCGGAGCATTCCTCCATGCAGACGATGCTTTGCATCGTCTTGCCGTATTTCTCGATGCTTTCACGCCACACCGCATGCTGCTTATCGTCATTCATCGGTTTGTCTCCTTCATGTTCGTGTCCTCGATTGGCTTGCAGTCGTATGGGTCCGGGCTTATGTCGCTGATCGAGCAGGCGTATGATTGATTTCCGTCGCGCATGATGATGGTTCTTTCGGTCGTCACGCCTTTCCATACGCAAACGCAGAAGACAATGAATATTGCGGCCGCGGCCACCGCCATCAGTCCGATCAGCAGGTTTTCGGCGATGTCCATCCAATCCGGTTTCCATTTCATTTTTTCGCATCCTCGCTTTGATTCGGTACCTCGGACGGCATGGAGCCGCTGCCGAGCAAGGAACGGCAGTGGTCGGCTGTCTTTTCGTATGCGTTGATTTGTCCCTTCACGACACCGTATGCAGCCATGTCACGCTGCATCAGAAGAGTGTTCGCCAGTCTCAGGCCTTCCACTTCTAACTGTTCGCACCAGTCGATGACTTCCTGCAATGCTTTGTCTTTTTCAGTTACGTTCGTAGCCATGGTTAGTGTTCTTCCTCTTCGATTCGGATTGTGATTCGGTACCAGCCTTTTCGGATGCTTGGTTCTCCACCTCGGTAGTCGGGGCCGATGATGTGTTTTGAGTCATCGTCGGGCCAGAAGCCGGTATCGGTGAGCGCGTCAAGGATGGCTTTGACCATGGGCGCCGCGTTCTCCGGGTCGAAGCGCCCGTGAGTCAATGGGTGGATGATCGCGGTGACGTGCACTGGGAAGTGTTGTGGCCTGTGGTGGCCGTTTTGGAGCCAGAATCTGGCGAATGCCATGGCACGCTGTTTGACTGCGCTTGTGTGCGCGAATTTCACTCGCCAGTGGCCGCGACGGTTTTGCGTCCACCATTCGTCACGTGGAATGTCCACGACGAATTCCTGCATCATTCCTCCTCTTCCTCGGCTTCGATCTCGCATTCGGGGCATGGGATGGTGCGCGCCGGATACAGCGCGCACCCGTGTATCGGACATGTGGGTTCCACGTCCGGTGGCTCAATCCATTCGCGCATCAGAAGTCAGGCTCTCCGGCTGGCGCGCCCCACGGATCATCGGCCGGAGCCTGCGACTGCTGCCGTGCCTGCTGCGGCTGCTGATAGCCACCACCGTTGGCGTTGCCGCCCTGGTATCCGCCTGACTGCATCTTCTGCACCTGAGCCGTCGCATACCGCAGGCTTGGTCCGATCTCGTCAACCTGCAACTCGATGACCGTGCGGTTGGATCCGTCCTGCGCCTGATAGGAACGCTGCTGCAAACGACCCTGCGCGATCACACGCATGCCCTTCGCGAGTGAGCGGACGCAATGCTCAGCCAAGTCACGCCACGCGCTACAGCGCATGAACAAAGCCTGACCGTCCTCGAACTGGTTCGTGCTGCGGTTCCAGGAACGCGGCGTGCTGGCGATCGTGAAGCTGGCAACGGATGTGCCACTGCCAGTGGTACGAATTTCCGGGTCGGCGGTCAGATTGCCAATGATCGTGATAACGGTTTCTCCGGCCATCACTCAGCCCCCTTGACATCATCCATATTCTCGACTTCACCGTCCGGCTCCACGACCTCGGCCGTCACATCGTCCGCCGCATCGGAGGTGATTACCGGCTGGAACACGTCGCCGTAGTCCGGCGTGGTCTCGTCAACGCTCGCGGCTTTCTTCGCCTCGATGCTGACCGGCATGTACTTGAAACTGCGGCGGATGATGGTCTTCTTCGCCATCTCCACGAAGTTCTTCGCCCACGGTCCGGTGATCTGACGGCTGCGGTTGCGTGGCGCGTACTTATCGCGGTATTCAAGCAGATCGCGTTTCGACATGTAGTCGGCGTAGCGTCCGCCGTTCGGCAGTTGGACGCTGAGATACACGAATTTCAACTTGTCCTCGCTATGGTCGGCGTCCACGTTCACCTCGTCGGGGCATTCGATGGTCGGCACGCCGTTCTCGTCAAGCTTCAGCTTGATGTTGTCGTCCTCGTAGACGGCCCTCGGCGTCGCGTAGATTCCACTGTTCTCCAGCAGCTTCAGCATTCCCTTGTAGCCGATGACGAACGTGGCCTGCTTCTCGCCCGTGGCATAGTTCTTGTTGCCGTATGGAAGGATATAC